CGAAGTTGGGTGCTGCCTGGGCGGGCTGAGCAGCTGGCGCCGGTTCTGGTGCAGCTGCCGCTGGACTGGGCGCCGACGGGCGACGAGCGATGATGTCGTCCAGCTGCTGCCGCTGCTGGTCGGCCAGTCCGCCGACAGCTGAGGCCGCGCCGCCGATGGCCTCGCCCGTCGCAGCAGCTGCCCCACCGAGGGTCTGCTGGGCGGCGCCGGCCAGCTGCTGCAAGCCAGCCATCTTCTCCTGGGCGCCCTGCATGAAGTTGAACGCGCCCTGGCGCTCTTGCTGCTTGCGCTTGAACTCGTCCTGTGCCCAGTCGGTGTAGGTCGCCTCGTCGATGTCGGGCAGCATCGTCATGGGGCTACCTCAATCGCCACGTCCCGGCGCCTGGCGCGTTCGCCGCGTACTTCGGCAGGCTCTGGTTGAACAGCGCCTCGACGTCGGGCTTGTGCCAGCCCTGCGCCTCGTACTCCCCGAGCGCCATCTCCTTCTGGCTGGGCGCCAGGTTGTTCCATGTCTGCGCCGCGATCTGGTTGGGCGCGGGCAGGTTCATCTGGTTCTGCTGCGGGGCGCCCATCATGTTCGTCCCGTTGCCAGCTGCCTGCTGCTGCATGCGCATCTGCTGCGCCTGCTCCATCGTCTGCGGCTGGCCACCCTGTGGGCGGTACTCCATCGTCTGGAGCATGCCCGTCTGTGCCTGCGGCGCCTGGGCGCCGTACTGCTGCTGGGCTTGCTGGTACTGCTGCTCCGGGTTGAAGGAGGCTGCGGTCAGCCCCTGCTGCTGCTGGGGTGGTTGCCACTGGCCGTACCACTGCGCTTGTGGCGCCGCGCCCGCGACCTGGCCGTACAGCGTTTGCAGGTTGGCCGCCTGGGGCTGATAACCGCTGGTGGCGCCGCCACCAGGGATGTACTGGCCCATCATCGCCGCCGCCAGGGTGTTCATGTTGCCGCCGGCGCCGAGCACCTGCTGGTACTTGGCCCAGTCAGCTGGGCCGCGCAGGCTGGCGAGCAGGGTCAGGTACTGGTTGGCCGAGTCCTGCTGCTGCTTCTGGACCGCGAGCGCTTGCTGCTGGCTGCGCAGCCACTGGGTGTACTGCTGCTCCTGGGCGGCCTGGGTCTGCTGCCCCTGTGTGGGCGCGGTGCCTGGAGCGTAGTACTGGCCGTACATCTGGCCGAGCGTGGCGCCCTGGCCAAACTGTTGCTGGTTCGCGGCGAGGGTCTGCTGGCCAGCTTCGGGTGTGCCCCAGGTGCCGAACTGCTGGGCGAACCACTGCTGGGTGGGCATCGTGTACGCGCCGCCGTACATGCCCGTCAGGCCAGCCTTATCGACCTCCTCCTTCCACGCCTGCTGCGCCTTCTGGAGGGCGATCTGCTGGTTGTAGTACTGGAGCATGCCTTGCTGATAGGCGTTCGTCGCCTTCTGCTCGGCAGACGCGATGGTGTCCTTGACGAATTGCGAGTTGTAGTCCTGATCCGGTTCCACGGCTTAGCCTCCCATCGGAGCAGCTGGCATCGGCGGCATTGGGGGTGCCCCAGGCGGCGGACCGCTGGGTGGGAGGCCCGCCGCCGGAGGCATGGGTGGCGGCGCAGGCGCGAGCGCCTCGATGGAGTCCGGATCCGGCATGTTTGGCCGAAGCTCCGGATGCGCCGCGATTACAGCCTTGTAGACCTGGGCAAAGCCCTCCGGACCGAGCCGTGCCAGCTGCGCCTGGCGGCCAGCCTCGTTGGGCGAGCCGTCGGGGTTGAACAGCTGGCGGGTGTAGATGTCCAGCTTCTGCGCCTCGGTCAGGTTGACCGCAAACGGCGCGGTGCGCGGCGACAGGGCGAGCGCTACCTTGCTGGCCGTCTCGTCGATCCACAAGGCCAGGTCGTTGGCCACGTCGTCGAACATCGTTGTCTTAGGCACGCGGACCTCGGTAGATCATGCTGCGGCAGACCGGGATGCGCCTCTGGTGCGCGGGGCCGCGAGCGGAGTAAATGAAGCGCACCGGCTTCGAGATGTAGCCGGCGGTGCGCAGCTTGCGGCAGAACGCGCCAATGGCGTTGAAGTGGTGCGGTTGCCATGCCCACAGGTGGTGGCGGTACATGTCGTCGCTGCTGAACTCCGGATGGGTTTCGAGGAACGGCACGGCGTTGCGCATGCTCTCCAGATGCCACTTCTCCTCGGCGGCCATCACCTGCTCGATGCCCTCACGAGCACGGGCGGCGCCGCTGTTGTCGAAGTCGCCCTCGCCCCACATCCTGCCCTGGGTGTAGTCGGTCATCGGCCCCACCGCTTCGAGTCGCAACAGCAGTAGCCACCGGCTACACCGGCGAGTACCACAAACCAGTAGTAGTAGCGCGAGCGGTGGAGCCTCACGGTCCGCCTCCAGGCAGGCCGACCATGTTGCCCGGCGGACCTGGGACCACCGGCGCACCGGGGATGCCCCCAGGCGGCATGCCTCCCCCTGCCCCGCCGGGAGGTGGCGGCGGAGCAATGGGCATCCCCTGACCTGGGGACGGCACCGGATTCGGCGGCATGCCACCTGGGCCAGCCACAGGCGGCGCACCCGGTGTTCCGCCTGGGACTCCTTGCTGGCCAGCGGTAGGGTTGCCGGCCATCTCCTGCGGGCTGGGCATGCCAGCCTTCTGCATCCGCTCGGTGCGGATCGTGGCCACCTTCTGGAAGATGGCGTTTTTCAACTCCTGCTGGATCTCGGGGCTGTTCTTGAGATCGTGCAGCAGCCAGCTTTTCTCGACTTCGTCGGGGTTCGAGCCAGCTGCCTCGACGGCGTCCTCGTAGCTGATCAGCTTCAGCTGCATCTTTTCCCCGATGCTGCGGATCTCGACGATCTCGTTGCTCGGCGTGGATGGGCTGAGGTGGGCCTCGTACCTGTGGACCCCTTTCAGGTCGTCTGGCCCGAGCCCCAGCCAGGTCGCCTTGGTCTGGCCGCCAATCTGCTTCTTGCCCTTCTTGGCTTCGATCTCGCCCCAGGCGTAGACCTTCTCGCCAATGCGCTTTTCGATCAGCCAGGACTCGAAGCCGATGCGGTCCCCGAGCGCCACCTCGGCGTTCTTCACAATCGGATCCCAGCCCAGCCGCGCCAGGTACGCCGCCTGGTTCAGCGCATAGCCCGACTGGTCGCCCGCGACCATGCCCTGGACGACGCTCGGCAGGGCTAGCTCCAGCATGTTGCGGATGTTCTCGATCAGCTTGTCGGAGTCCACGCCGCTCTTGGGCTGATCGATGGGGTTGACATCGAACGGCAGCAGCTTGCCTGGTTCGACCTTGGTCGGCGTGGTTTCGCGCTGATCGTTGCCGTACGGGCGCTCGCTCAGCCCTGGGATCGTGCCTGGCGGGGTGGTCTTCTTGAACGCCGGATAGCCGGTCATGTACGCCGCGTTGCCCTGCATGGTCAGCAAGGAGTCGAGCAGCGGGAACAGGCGCAGGAAGCCGAACAGGATGCTCAGCCCAGCGTGCTCCGGCAGGCGCGAGGCGGTGGTGATGCCGAGCGCGTGGAAGTACGGGCCGCGCAGCGTCTTCAGGATCGGGTCACCGTAGCGGTGGCGATTGACCTTGACCAGCGTCGCCTGACCGACCTTGCCGCTCTTGTTGCGCTGGTTCGGGCCGGCCAGCAGGATGCACTGCACCTGATGGTCCCACGCCTCGACGCACCTGAGCGTGTTCACTCCGGAGGTGCGCATGACCTCGGTCCACTCCGCTCGGGCAAGCTCCATAGCGCGGGGGTCCAGACCGCTCCAAGTATCGGGGGAGACGACGTTACCGGAGCGGTCCAGCCCGGCGCCGAAGCGCTCCAGCGACTCCAGATAGGGCACTTCCTTGATTTCGACGACGGACGTCAATCCGTTCTCGTTCATCGAGTAGTAGAACGTCTCCGGAGGAACGTCGGTAGTGCATATCGGGTACGGCAGCGACAGCTTGTAATTCTCCGTCTCGGAGTTGTACATGCGGTCTTTGGCGTCCTGATCGAACTCCTTATCGGAGTCCAGTTCCTTCTGGAGTTTCTTGCTCTTGGTGTCGTACTCGCCCCACGCGGTCTTACTCCGCTCGACGGTCTTCAGGATGCCCTCGCCCTTGACGCACAGGCTCCACAGGAACAACCGCAGCAGCTGCCGCTTGGCCTCCTGCTCCTGGCGCAGCCAGCTGGCCTCGAAGAACTGTTCGCGGAGCGTGCTGTTCTGCTGGTAGATGTCACCAAACCCTATCGGTTTGAACGTTGTTGACATCGGATTGACTGACAGTGCGGCTGTCACCGTGGTAGCGATGTGCAGGGCAAGCGGTGAGCGGACCTCGATGGCGGTCTTCTTGTACGCCTCCGGGATCTCGACGGGCAGATCTCCGAAGAGCACGGCGTCGATGTCCTCGTACAGGTCGTCACGGTCGCGGAATTGTGCCTTGAGATCGTGCGCAAGCTCCATTGCGCCACGCTCCATAGCGTCCTCCGCTTTGGAGTTGGTGAACCAATCCCTGGGCGCCTGCGACATCATGCTCATGGGCTGTCACTCCGGTCCCACAACAAGTTGTGCCCCTCGCGCCGCTTGTGCGCACTCCGCTTCAATCCGCAATGCACCACATGTCCGGACTCCAGAGTCATGACCGCATACCAGCATGGCAGCAGCGCTCCAGACTCCGGAGCGACGAAGTCATGCTCCGGCGGAACCTGCGGCTCCGGATTGGACTGCGCAATCTGGTAGGACGGATTGGACGGGTCGGTCATAACTCGGCCAGGAAGCGGATCTCGTTGATCGACTGCCAGCTAGCGCTGAAGGTGCCAGCCAGGATGCCCTCGTGCTGCACCGTGCCAGCCGGGTAGACACTGATACGGCACACGCCGCCGGCGTTGGCGCACGAGAACATCGAGTTAGCGACGGGCCGGTAGCCGACCGGCAGGCTAAAAATGGTCGCGTTCTGCGCACCGCTGGCGACCAACCCGCGCACGATGACTTGCCCGTCGGGCATCTTGCGGTAGCCCACGCTGCCACCGAAACCACCCGAGCCGTCGCCGTACGCCGCCCAGCCGTTGACGTAGGCCGGCGT